AATTATCAAAATACTTAAACTTTTAGTATTAAACAAAAAATAAAATGTCTTTGGCAAAAGATATTCCAAATGAAATGCTTGAAATAGTGTTTGACTATTTGGAAAATACATGTTTCAGCAAAACATTTCTTTGTAAAAAAAGAGAAACAACATTGAATAACACTCTTCGCAAATACATGAAAACATTTATGCCAACAACAGTATATTCTGCAAATTCTATCAAGTATTATAGTAAATTGTATCATAAAGATGAGGCATTTGGTGACCGAATTTATGATAACAGAGCAAATGCTAAAAGAATCACGCTTCTATTCCATAATTCAAGAAAAAAAACGCCAAAACAACGATGTTGTGCAAAAACAAAATCTGGAAAACGATGTAAAAAAAAGACTTTTATGTTATTTTGTGAATGTCATAAAAATGCAAAGCCATATTGGATGTAATACATTAGATGAGTATATAAGATCTTGTTTTTTAAGAATAACATAAAAGATTCGCAAAATAAATTTACAAAAAAATTTTTAGTTTTTTTTAATTTTTTTAAGTTTTTTAAGTTTTTTTAAGTTTTTAAAATTTTTTAGTTTTTTTTTGTTTTCAGTTTTAAGTTTTTGGGGTTTGGGGTTTGGGGTTTGGGGTTATATTTTGTGGTTACCAATATTCTTAAAGAATATAATTAAGATCATATTAGACTTAATTGCTGTAAGCGAGACCACCCATACCGCTCATGATGCGGAGGACATTGTAATTGGTGGCGTAAACGCGGACCTTAGCATCAGTGGCAACAGTCTCAGATGTGAGGGTAAGTTGAAGAGTGGCGTTATCGATGCGGGACATGTTGCATGTTCCGGATGGTTGGTGCTCTTCAGGCTTAAGACCAAACGAGTAAACGTTGATACCAGTCTTGGGGACATTGGTGTGGTGTTGGTAAGGTTGGACAAGATTGAAGTAACGACCCATGCGCTCCGAGAATCTGTCGTGACCATTGAGTTGGAGCTTGGCAATTAAGACAGGGTTTAATCCAGATGCGTCGGTGTAATCGAATTTCTCGACGCCGTCTGCATCTCTTTGGACAACCCAGACAAGTTCCTTACATGGGTGATTGAAGTTAAGCTTGATCTTGTTGCTGACGCTTGATACTGATTCATCACCAGTGAATTGAACTTGTTCAATAAGGTATTCATGTGAAACTTGGGCAAATCTGCGGCGCTCATCAGTGTCAAGGTAGATGTAATCAACGTAAAGCGAAGCAGCTGAAAGTGAAAGACCAGTGGCAGCAGTGAGTTCCGAAAGAGCGCTGAATTCAATGTTGATCTTGACTTCGTGGTATTGAAGAGCAATAAGAGGAAGAGCAAGTCCAGGGTTGCGGCAGAACCAGAATTCAAGAGGAATGTAAAGGTCGGTTTCAGCACTGATACCCGCGGTGGCGGAGCCAGCTCCAGTCATGAGACCATAACCCTCCTTCTTTCCAGCTTCTTGTGAAAGCTCGTTCCAGATGTGCATCCAATCACCGTAGTGTTTGTCAATGCGTTGTCCACCAATTTCGACTTCGGCGAATTTGATAAGAGCTTGACCAAGGTCCTTTACATATGTACCACTGGATAAAGCTGGTACAGTAACTTGAAGATAAACCTTGTGCATAAGGTCACCGTTACGTGAAACAGTGCATGTTACACGTTTGCCGAAATCGGCAGCACCATTGAAGGTTTGTTCGATGGCTTCCATCGAGAAATTTGTGTGGCGGCGGTAAACTACTTTGAAGAAAGTAATTTGAGGGTTACCTGTAAGGTAAATGTCTTGAGCACCATAAGCTACGAGTTGCATTAATCCTCCTCCCATTGTATAAATCTATACAAGAAAAAAAATTTGGACAATTTAAAACATTCGATATTGACACATATTCCAATTTATTAATGTGGAATTGACATACATTGATAAGTATTTGAAGTAAATAATATGTGGCAAATAAAAATTTCTGACTTAAAATACTAGTTTTTTAGTTTTTTTGTTTTTTTGTTTTTTGTTTTTTAGTTTTTTAGTTTTTTAGTTTTTAGTTTTTAAATTTTTATAATTTTGTGGTTACCAATATTCTTAAAGAATATAATTAAGACTATTTTAGACTTAATTGCTGTAAGCAAGACCACCCATACCGCTCATGATACGGAGGACATTGTAATTGGTAGCGTAAACACGAACCTTGGCATCGGCGTCGCCCGCAACAGTCGCGGCGGTGAGGGTAAGTTGAAGAGTAGCGTTGTCGATGCGGGACATGTTGCATGTTCCAGATGGTTGGTGCTCTTCAGGCTTAAGACCAAACGAGTAAACGTTGATACCAGTCTTGGGGACATTGGTGTGGTGTTGGTAAGGTTGGACAAGATTGAAGTAACGACCCATGCGCTCCGAGAATCTGTCATGACCATTGAGTTGGAGCTTGGCAATTAAGACAGGGTTTTCAGTACCATCAGTGTAATCGAATCTGCCACCATCGGGATCGGCATCGACGGAAGCATCTCTTTGGACAACCCAGACAAGTTCCTTACATGGGTGATTGAAGTTGAGCTTGATCTTGTTGCTGACGCTCGATACTGATTCATCACCAGTGAATTGAACTTGTTCAATAAGGTATTCATGTGAAACTTGGGCAAATCTGCGGCGCTCATCAGTATCAAGGTAGATGTAATCAACATAAAGCGAAGCAGCCGAAAGTGAAAGAGCAGCTGTAGTAGTAAGTTCCGAAAGAGCACGGAATTCAATGTTGATCTTGACTTCGTGGTATTGAAGAGCAATGAGAGGAAGAGCAAGTCCAGGATTGCGGCAGAACCAGAATTCAAGAGGAATGTAAAGGTCGGTTTCGGCCGAGTTCGCGCCGAGGGCAGCACCGATCATGTCGTTGTAACCAGCCTTCTTTCCGGTTTCTTGTGAAAGCTCGTTCCAGATGTGCATCCAATCACCGTAGTGTTTGTCAATGCGTTGTCCACCAATTTCGACTTCGGCGAATTTGATAAGAGCTTGACCAAGGTCCTTTACATATGTACCACTGGATAAAGCTGGTACAGTAACTTGAAGATAAACCTTGTGCATAAGGTCACCGTTACGTGAAACAGTGCATGTTACACGTTTGCCGAAATCGGCAGCACCATTGAAGGTTTGTTCGATGGCTTCCATCGAGAAATTTGTGTGGCGGCGGTAAACTACTTTGAAGAAAGTAATTTGAGGGTTACCTGTAAGGTAAATGTCTTGAGCACCATATGCTACGAGTTGCATTAATCCTCCTCCCATTGTATAAATCTATATAAGAAAAAAAATTTGGATAATTTAAAACATTCGATATTGATACATATTCCAATTTATTCTAGTAATTAATACATATTATGTATTAAAGAATTTACAAATTATAGTTAATAATATAAAATGAATAATTTAGTTGATTTAGAATATTATGATAAAATGTATCATATTCGCAAGAAATTAATAATTAAACATAATATTAGTTCTTTTCATTTATTAGACAGTTTGAAGAATACTGTTTATACAAATGATATTACATGTGAAACACATTTAGTATCGTGTTTTAATGAAAATTATGTTTTCGTTATAATAGGTGAACAATGCATGGTCCTTCCAAAATTATGCGCATCAAGATGGGGATATCTTGAAGCAATTATTAACCGATGGAATGATGATATTACTTTCCCTATTATAATTAATATTACAAACTTATTGCTTGATTCGAACATTTTAACAGAAGTTTCCTATAAACGTCTAATAAAAGATATATTACGTTGTTTATACGAATCAAGAATAAATCGTATATATGGATTAACTAAAACTGATGTTGAATATTATAAACCGTTTTTACAATTATTAATCCCACCAAAAAATTATTGGGAACCAGTTACAACAAATAATGGTTTCGGACTTTGGACACCGTCAACGCATTTATTTACACCAACAACTGATACAACAAATGATGACACAGATATAGAACAAAATGTAGAACAAAATTTATAATAAATATGCTTTTCTAGATTTTAAATATACATTAACAATAAGATTATTATGACCTTCAATGTGTATCATTATGATAAAAATAAAGAAAAAAAAACTATCAATTTTGGTACAAAATCAGAAACTATTAATCAAATATGTAGTAATTTTGATACAATATTTCAATTGAAATCAAAATTATGTGTTTATGCTAAGATTGCAAAATCACCTGATGACATATATGTTTGGATTGAAGAAATTAATTCTCCATTTAACGAAAATGGAAAATATTCAAACTATAAATCATACGATATTATACCAAACAAAAATCATATTAACATTATTACTAAAGATAATTTAGATATTGTAAATGGAGCAAATTGGATTAAAGATTGGAAAAATATCAAATCAAAACCTTTAACTCAAGAAACTATTAATAATATTAAACTACATTCTGATAATGTTACAAAATTAGAATCTGAAATTATTCCTTCCTCAAAACTCAAAGAAAATTTTGTTGCACATAGTGCTATTTTAGCAGATATTACTCAAAACAAAGAAAATATAAACTTAGATAGATTATTTAAAAAATTTCAGTTGAACAAAAATATTCCAGTTTGTAGATTATCTAATTTAGAAAAAGTACAAACTAAAATTTTTTCACCTGCTGTTGGAATGACAAGTGACGAAAAATTTTGGTCAAGATTTACATCGGAAAAAGGAAATAAACAAAAAAATTTGCAATTCAAATTTGAATTTATTAAAACTATTGTTTATGTGTCTTTACATATTGACGGAAATCTAAAATTAGCATGCCATTCAGAAATTTCTAACAATATTGACATCAATAAATGGAGAAATATATATGAAAATATAGTAAATTGGATTATTATTCCAATCAATAATATTACTGAAAACACTATAGAAAATTATTTATTTGAAAATATTAAATACAGGAATATTATTACATCAATTTATCTAAAAAAGAATATCAACATTAATACCAATTTAATTGAACAATTCAATTCAAATATACCATTTTTTACATATGATGTCAAAAATGATAAAAAAAGATTAAAATTTATTAAAATATCTAATTATCAAAACCCCGAAAAACGTATACAAATTGCTAAAGAATTTTTAGGGCAAAATATTAGTCAACAAGATGTTGCTTCAAAACTCGGAATATTATTTATGATATCAAATAAAGAGGCAAAATCAATTATTAATACTGCATTATCAACAACAACAAATACTAATCAAGTTAATGGAAATGTATTTCACATATCACTATCTGATTCAAACAATATTAAAATAATATATTACGGAAAAAATTTTGATGAAATCAATTATGCTGTTAAAATGATTAGAAAGGTTTTGTGGTCCAATAGAATAAAAAAAATCAAAAAAGAAAAAAATAATGTTGTTACAAAAGATACATCAATTGATGAAGAAAACGAAGAAAATGATGAAGATGATTTAGATGCCTTTCTTGAAACCATAGATGATGATGAACAATTAGTATTTAATGATGAAGAACTAAATGATATAGATGATGAATTTGATTCAGAAGATCCAAAAATACTTGTGACAGAAGAAATTGAAGAAGAGTCAGATGAAGAAAATGATGAAAATGATTCCACACAAATTGCATCTTTTTCAAAAGTTAAAGTAAGTAAAAAAAATAATATTATATTACCACCACCACCACAAATTAGAACACAAATTGAATTTGATTTACCACCAAATAATTGGGATATTTCAAAATCAAAAGAGTCTAATATTAGAGAATATCGCTCCAAAAGAATCAAATATTATGACCCAGGCTTATATAGTCAAGTTTTCACACTCACTGGAGAAAAAACTAGTTCCGGAAGAGGAGCTTCATTCATTACTTCATGTTATCCAACGACTGCACATCCTATAGCATTTAATAAAGGCGAATATGAAGAAGTTCTAAAAAGATTAAAAGATTATGAAAAAAATGCAAATAAAAACATTAAAAGAATTTTGGACTTTAAAGAATACAGAAATATATGGTATTTATCTTGTGAATGCATATGTTTAAGATGTATGGTACCTATGGCAGAAAAAGAACTTTTACAAAATGATACTTGTCCAATATGTAAAAAAAACGATTACACTCTTATTAATACAAAAAAAAATCCAGGAAATTTTATTAAATTAGTTCCACAAGATTTAATTTTGAAAACACAAGATAATGAAGAACAAATTGGCGCCTTCCCATGCAGAAGAAAAAGACAACAGCAAAAAAAGACTATAAAATCAAAATCTCTTTCTAAAAAGAAAAATAAAGATATTTATGTTCTAAAAACAACTTCATTTCCATTAGCTAAAAATAAATTAGGAGATATTCCAGAATCTATGCATAAAATGTTTCAAAATGCAGCACAACTATCATATGGTAGCTTACCAAAAATTAAATCTACATTCTTTCTTAGACAAGGTATTTACAATGATTTCAATGAAGCATTAGTAAATTCATTTTTTAAAACATTTGCTTGGTTAACAGGATTATCTGAAACAGAATTGATAAATCTTATAATCAAAAATTTAAGTATTCCAAAGCAAATTATAAGAACATGCTCAGGACTATTATTAAATATGTTTTCCGCACCTTTAAAATCTTATTCCAAATATTCAGAATGGCTAAAAAAATACAATATTTCAGACAATGAACTTCATAAAAAAGCATTCACTTCACACACAAATATCGTAAATTTCATTAACGATAAAAATATTAAACACGATCATACAATATGGTGGCCAATATTATGTTCCCCCGGAGTAATATGGAAATATGGACTTAATCTTTACCTTTTTAATATTTCTATATCAAATGATGGTAACTCTAAAATTGATTATGTGTGTCCATATAATGGTGAATCGTATTTCTATCATTACGGTGATGGCTATGAAAAAACAAAAACAGCTTTTATTACTTTTAGATATTCCAATAATTCTATTGTTTATGAACCAATTGTAAGATATTCAACAAATTCTAAAATAAATACAAAACTATTTGATACTCAAGAAACATGGGACTATGTAGCACCACTTAGAATACATTGTGGAATAACATATCCTAACAAATTTATCAATTATTTAAGAAAAAATAATTACGTTAAAAATCCACTTACTTATTCACAACTTAAAACGATTCTTGATTTTATAAAAATCAAAATATATGCTCAAATTATAAATGAAAATAACCAAATTAAAGGAATATTAGTTAAACATCAAGAATATAGCTTTTATATTCCAGTAAAAATTGCTTCAATACCAAACGACCCAAAAATACTTATTTTAGATAAAATTCCATGCAATAATCTACCAACATTCAATAAAGCTATATATTTCTATACATTACTTAAAAAGTATAATGTAAAAACAAAACCATTGGAATATACAATTAATTTTTCTAATAATAAGATTAACGGATTAGTATTAGAAACGGATGACATTGTTCCAATTGAAGAAAGCGATCTTGGATCTCATAATATAATTAATCTTAAAAAAAGTCTAAAAACTATTTATACTTGCATACCTGAAAAACAAAACATTGATGATAGAATTAAATATGTTACCAAATTCAATAAATTTTGGTCAGAATATGATAAATTTATCATGAATATTTCTAAAAATTTAGGACAAAAAAAACATAATCCAACTATTGAAGATATTCAAAACGCAGCTAACGCAAAAACCCCAATCGAAAAAGAATATTTATCAATAATTTTGAAAGAATTTGAATATAATTATTCAAGAAAAGAAGATATTAGTAGTTCCAGAATTCCAACATTTTTAGATTCTTTATCATCAATACAAAATGATTCAATTATATTTGATAATAACAAATCTAAAGACCAATATATCAAAAATAAAATTGAACAAGAAAAATATAAAAAATATATACCAAATCTTAATTTGGATAATAATCAATATATTTTAAATCAAACAGACTATTTAAAAACAAAAAATGGAACACATTTACCCAGAAAATGGCAAGAAATATTATTAAGAGATTTCAAATACGATAATAATGATCAATATTCATGGATTAATAAAGTTGCACCATTTAAATATCATAAACAACTAAATGAATACCAAAATAAAAATCAATGGTCGAAAATTGCAAATATGCTAGATATAGGCATTATAATATTTGATATTGATTCTGCAAAAAAGATTTTGCCAAAATCAAATAAACAAAATTTCTTTTTGTTGTTTTATAAACATTCTGATAAATATTATCCTATTTTTATAAATAGATATAATGACAACAACGCATTTAATATACATTTAAATGAACTTTCAACAGAAATATTAGATTTGTTAAACATGAGTAATACATATTCGATTGAAGGCATCTCTTCAACAATAATACATGAACCACCAACAACACCAGAACCTAATCCAGAAGAACCTAGTCCAGAAGAATCTAGTCCAGAAGAATCTAGTCCAGAACCAACATCCACAATACCAGCACCAACACCACCGCCTGCACCTGCACCAGCAATAGCAATAGCACCAGCACCAGCACCAGCACCAGCACCCGCACCAGCACCTGCACCAGCGCCTGCACCAGCGCCAGCAATAACAAATACAGTTCCTGAAAAATTTTGTAAATTATCTGAAAAGTCAAAAACAAAAAAACATTGTGTTACAACAAAAAATGAAAGTGAAAATGATATTATAAATTGTAACTACAATAATAAAACAAAAAGATGCAATACAAAAACAGAATCAGCTCCTAAAAAAGATGAAAATACCAACATTACTTATTGTAAATTATCTGACAAAATTAAAAATAAAACAAAAAAACATTGCGTTTCTACAAAAAATAAAGACGAAAATGATCCAGATTCATGTCATTATAACCAAAAAACAAATAGATGTAATACCAGAAAACATAAATGATTTAATTAATAACTTATAATATCGAATTGTATTTGTGAACATTTATTGTTGGTTTATTTGATTTTGTTTTGAAAGCCGATGGATCCCATTGTCTATCACTTTCACTTCCGCCAGACTCACCATTATAGTTTTTTCTACTATAATTCCAAACTTCCGGTTTTCCTAATCTAAATGGAGGATGAGACGATGCTTTATACCAAAAAACCTGCTCATCAATACGATTACTTTGAGCATTGTTGTTAATTACAAGACATTCATAGTTTTCTGTACATTGATCCATAATTTGACAAAATACTTCAAAATTTGGAAACATACCAGCATAACATTCATATAATCTTTTACGATTTTGAACTATATTTTCCCTCAAAATAAACACATAATCAATATTTGTTCTTAAATTAGGCGGTATACCAAGAGCATATTGCATTGTTATAATAAAAAACATTTTGAAATGTCTTCCGTTCATAAATAAAGAACGAATATGTTTTGATCTTGTCCAAGAATTATCATATAAACAATCATCTAATATTAAATAAGCACTTGGATTAATAAGTGCAGCATTATGCCCACCTTGACGTTTTTTATTAATTAGTCTCTCCTGACGAGTTAATACCCTTTGTATAATATCTTCATTATATTCATTATGAATAAATATTGGTGGAACCATATTTCCATAAAAACAATTTGCAGATTCAGTAGCAGAAATTACAGTTCCAACAGGTATTTTTTGATGATACCATAATAAATCTTTAACTAAAAAACTTTTACCAGTATTTCTTTTCCCAATCATTACAACAACCTTATCCGGTGCAATTGATGACATATCAAATTTCTTTAGTTGAAGTTTCATGTACATAGAGAAGGAAAAAAAATGAAGTCATTTAACACTAAATGTAATATATAACATATAACAATGAAAGGTGAAGTTATCAGAAATAACAGTAAAACAATATTATCTGAGATTATTAATGATGAAAATATTACTAATAATCTAGAAAAAGGAGTTTTTAATTTCTCTATTTGGAAAGCAAAAGAACGTCATGAGCCATGTACATGGGAAAATAATAATTTTATTAACATTTATAAAAACAAGTTGAAACAAATCTGTGCAAATATTATGCCTGGTTGCTACGTTCAAAATAAACAATTGTTACAAAAACTCAAAAATGGAGATTATAAACCACATGAAATTGCATTTTTACCACCAAATAAACTATTTCCAGAAAGATGGGAAAAAATTGTTCAGGAAAAAGAAAAAAGAGATGCAGTTATTTCAGAAATTGATTATGGTCAAGCTACAAATCAATTCACTTGTGCAAGGTGCAAAGGAAATAAAACAACCTATTATACAATGCAAACTAGAAGTGCAGATGAAGCAGAAACTATATTCATTACTTGTCTCGAATGTGGAAGGCGTTGGAGGAAATAAAATATAAAATTCACTAATTAAATAAAATGTATTACTAATAATAATCCATGTACGAAATACTATATAGTATAGCAATTATTGCGATAGTGTTTTATATTTTTTATTCGTATTATAATCCGAAATTAATATACGTTCGATCAAGAATTGACAATAAAATTTATGTTGTTCGCAATACTGATGATAAACAACAAGCTGCAGATTTACTCGCAAATGTAAGTAAACGTTTACATAAACTAGTTTCAAGAATGTCTGAAAAATATGGAACCAAACATAAGGGAGTGAATCTATTAAAAAAACGATTCAAAGGTCATGAAATAAGAGAATCATTACCCAAATTAAACCAAACAAGTTATAGTCTAAATAAAGGAGAAAAAATAGTATTGTGCATAAGAGCAAGAAATAAAAAACAATCTTTAATAGATATCAATACAATTACATTTGTTGCATTACACGAAATGGCACATGTAATGACAATATCAATTGGTCATAAAAAAGAATTTTGGGAAAATTTTAGGTTTATATTAGCACATGCTATTAAATGGAAGATATACACACCTGTAAATTATTCTTTGAAACCCAAACCATATTGTGGTATTAAAATCACAGATTCACCACTCAAAACATCAGATATAAATAAATATTTTGTATCATAAGTACTTACAAATTATTAATTTTTTTTTAGATTCTTATTATATGCCTAAATATACGTTGAAATGTCGTCAAATATCAAAAAACCATTCGAGAAAGGCATCTTCTGAAGAAATACCAAAAAAATTCTTTTATAACGATAATTCTTCGCTAGAATGTCCAATTACATTTGAAATTTTTTATGATCCGGTAATCGCAGAGGACGGTCATACGTATGAAAAATGGGCTATTCTTAAATGGTTTGAAGAAAATAATACTTCACCAAAAACAAATCAAATTATTGGTAAATGCTTAATACCAAATATTGCCTTAAAAATATTAATTGATCAAATTAATCAATCACAACCAACGCCTTTCAAATATAATCAAGAATTTATGAATAATGCAAATATGGTAAAAAATATAACTTTGCAAAATCCTGATAACATTAGAAATCAACTTAACAATGCATTAAATACTATTAAAAATAAAACAAAACAAAATACTTTAATTTCACAATATATAAATCAAGAAACGTTATTCGAAAAAGCGCCATATGGAATACGTATACAATCATCGGAAAATCTTCAAACTGAACTTGAAAAACTTCTTTTTTCATCAGAATCAAATGCAGCTATTCATTCATAAAAATATTTCTATTTTTTATTATTTGTAAATTTTTTACATCCTAATTTTTTACCCAATTTAACTGCTTTTTTACTTATATTTTTAAAAGAATACGGTCTCTTTTTACGTGTTTTACGCTTTTTTGCTTTAATTTCAGCAACATCTGCCCAAAATTTTGAAGCAATAATACCCTTGCAATCATAATTACCATTCTTGTCACATACAGGATAATTTAAACTGTCTGGCTTCAAAAAACATTTTTTGTCTAACATTTGTCTCAATTTTTTTGATTCTGGTTTATCATTTTTCCATCCAGCCGCAGATAAAGCATCTTTATTATTTACCATTAATTATTTGTATAAATTTAAAAAATCCAAAAAATATTTAAAATGAGACTGTTGTTATGAGACCAAAAGCTTGTATTTATCCTTGCTCGGCGTGCTGTAAAATTGTTAAATGGAATGAATCCGCAATGTATTTGCTACATAATCCAAAAGCATTTTTACGTAATTATGTATTCTTATTCTTATGTGAAGAATGTTTTGTTGATTCCATTTTTCAAAGTTTTAGTTTTTATGATAATATGTTCAATAATGGACTCATAAATGCTGATTTTGATATTCCAGATCATTTTGATGTTGAACAGTTCATTCCAGTTAATCAAGATAACCATCAAAATAATAAAAAATATTATTACATTGATGATAATCTGAAAGCACTAATAACACAAGATGACGAATATCTTTCAAAACAAACTTGGAAATATGAAGATGATTGGAAAATAGGACATAGGTTTTCTTCATATGAACATGCTTTTTACTTCTTTATCAGTAATTATGAACCAGAATTAGAATTTATTCCAATATTATTGAAAACTATTGCTAAAAATAATGATTTACCAATATGTTTTAACAATAAATTTATTGATCATATTATCCACAAATCACAACTCAATGACAATGACAAACTATACTTTAAAGAACTTAAAAAAAATAATTTACGAATTTCTTGCATGAATATAGCAAATATTTTACCAGAAGAATTATTTGAATATATTTTAGAATTTTAATTAAACATAATAAAATGCATCAAATATTATTATAATATGATTTCAAAATTTTACATATATTTTCGTAATTTCTCATACAAATCCATTTATATTAATGTTTCTAATCAATTGAAAAATAAATATAACACAATTCTTAGAAATAATATCAGAAAACTATATTTTTTATGTCAACCTTATCGCAGTTTTGATTATAACAAAAAAGCAATCAAAAATACAAATAAAACAATTGATTATATTTATAATTTACCCAATTATAGTATCAAGAAAATTAATGCTAATATTTTTTTAGTTAAAAATGCAATGCAAAATATATGGCAAATATATGCAAATAATCCAATCCGAATTTGTGGATCTTTTTTGAGTTCATATTGTATATTATCTATGTTTTTCAAAGATTCATAATTTATTCTTATTTCAAGTATTTATAAGTATTCGTATCGGGCGCATCAACAAACTAATTATAATAGTATTACAAAAAATACCAAAAATACTAACCAAAAATAAAACAAATTTTACAGATTCTCCAATTAATGATTCTGACAAAATATGTATTGAAATTAAAATTCGTATAAATAATTCTATCAAATTCAAACAATAATATGATATTATTGACGTTTTTGTTTTAAAAATTATCGCAAAATATCCTGTAATTGGACATATGACTGATATTAAATAATAATTCTCATAATACCACGAATAAGTAAATATAATTATTGCATTGTATGTATTTGCAATTATTATATAAACCAGACTTTCAGTACTAAATATATTTATAGGATTTGAATAACCATCTACAAATTCTATTTCAATTGGCAATTGTACTTGTTCATTTTCAATTAATATATTCACTGTTCCAATAGGAATTTGTATAATTTCTTCATCTTCATATATATTTATTGCAGTACATTCAGGTATATTTTCAGATACTGAAGACATTCATTAACATTAATATAATATTTTTAGTTTATGTAAATAAACACTATATATAAAAATGAACACATATTTTGTATTTAAACTTAAAACAATTAAAATAAATTATAAATACAAAAATGTCAAAAATTTGGAATAATGATTTTATTCAAGCTTTAGATGAATTAGAAGAAATTAGCAAAAATAAAGGAGAAATCTTTAGAGCTAGAGCTTATAAATTGGCTTCGGATTCTATTTTAAGTATGCCAGAAGATATTCATTCTGTAGAACAAATTAAAGGAAAACATGGAATTGGAGATGCAATTTACAAAAAATTAAAAAGTTTACAAAACACTGGTAAAATTAATGCAATTGAAAGAGAAAAAGACAACGTTTTGCATCAGTTGTGTAAAGTATATGGAATTGGACCAAAAAAAGCTTTGGAGTTGTCAAAAGTAGTTAATTCTATCGAAGAATTAAAACAAAGACCAGATTTGACTAACAACAAACAAAAAATTGGTTTAAAATATTTTGATGATATACTAAAACGTATTCCCAGAAGTGAAATCGACGAATACAATAAAGTAATACAAAAATTGTTACCGCCAAATAGTAAAGCTGAAATTGTTGGTTCCTATAGAAGAGGTAATTTGTCTTCCGGAGATATTGATATCATTTTCACAAGCGAAAATCCAAGTGATTTTGATAAATTTCTTGACAAAGTTAATGCACAGAATATTATTTTAGAATTTCTGTCAAGAGGAAAAAAGAAAAGTCTGACTATTGGTAAATTGAATAATTCCAATGCAACTCCTAGAAGAATAGACTTTCTTTATGCACCACCCGAAGAATATGCATTTGCAATATTGTATTTTACTGGATCTAAAGCTTTCAATGTAATAATGAGACAGCACGCTTTAGATTTGGGTTATTCAATGAATGAACATGGATTTACGCCGTCTCCAAGTAAGCAGTTTTTCACAGAAAAAGATATTTTTGATTTTCTAAAACTTGAATACAAATCTCCAGAAAATAGAAAAAATGGAACTTCTGTTATTCTTTTGAATTCGCAATCTGCACCAGCACCTGCACCAGCACCTGCACCAGCACCTGCACCAGCACCAGCACCTGCACCCGCACCAGCGCCAGCACCCGCACCAGCACCTGCACCATCACCAGCGCCAAATAGCTATTCGAATAAAAAGAAGAAAACAATCAAATTAAAATATCGCCATTCAGAATTTCCATCTAATTACAAAGATATGGAATTAGATAAAATTGTTGAACTAATTCGAAAAGCAAGTGATTATTATTACAATTCTGTTCCTATTATGTCAGATTTAGAATTTGATTTATTAAGAGATCATGTTGAAAAAATTTCACCAAATCATCCCGTTTTAAAGGAAATTGGCGCGCCAATCAAAGCTAACCAAAAAAAAGTAAAATTACCTTATTTTATGCCGTCTGCTGACAAAGTTAAACCAGATTCATTAAATAAATGGTTGAATAAATTTAAGGGACCTTATGTTATCAGCTCAAAATTAGATGGAGTAAGTGCACTGTTAACAGTGTCAAATAATTCTAAGAAATTATTCAGTCGTGGAAATGGCGAAATTGGTCAAGACATTAGTAATTTAATTCCTAATATTGAAAATATTAAAAATGTAAATCCAGGAAATATCGTTGTAAGAGGAGAACTAATCATATCTGATGACGATTTTAACAATCATTTCAAAAATAGTAAGGCAAATGCTCGTAATATGGTTAGTGGTTTGGTAACTTCAAAAACTATTCAAAAAGAAGAAATGAAATATTTGCATTTCGTTGTATACGAAGTTATCGAACCAAAATTGAAGCCTTTTGATCAACTGAAATATGCAAAAGAAAAAGGATTTGAAGTTGTTGATAATGAAATTAAAGATACTATAGATTTAGAATTTGCATCAAATACATTAGTCGATTGGCGAAAAAATTCAAAATATATGATTGACGGCATTATCATCACAGATAATAATATTTACAAAAGAGAAAATAAGAATCCTAAACACATGGTCGCATTTAAAATGGTTTTAGATGATCAAAAAAGAGAATCTGAAGTAATTGGTGTTACTTGGAATACGAGCAAGCATGGTTTAAAGAAACCAGTTGTTCAAATCAAACCAGTAAATATAGGCGGAGTTATTGTTAAAAACATTTCTGGACAAAATGGAAAATTTATATTGTCAAATAAAATTGGCAAAGGTGCTTTAATTGAAGTCGTTAGAAGAGGAGATGTAATTCCCTATATTGAAAAAATAATTAGACCAGCAAAACAAGCAGACATGCCTCAAGAAGAATATACATGGACAGACACAAATGTAGATATTGTAGTTACAAAAGACAATGAATCACAAATACAAGAATCTTTAGCATTTTTCAAAGGAATTGATGTAGATGGTTTGGGTATTGGTAATATTAGAAAATTCAATAAAGAAGGATATAAATCAATTCCGCAAATATTGAACATGTCATTTGATGACATTCTTAAAATAGAAGGATTTAAAGAAAAATCTGCAAAAAGAATTCATGATTCTTTGACAGAATATACGAAAGAAAATTTTAGAAATGTACCACTTTCAAAAATAATGGGATTAAGCGGTTCTTTTGGAAGGGGATTGGGAGAAAGGAAAAACAAAGAAGTACTAAAAATGTATCCAAATTTATTGAAAGACGAATTAACTGAAGAAGAATTATACGAAAAAATATTAAAAGTTCCTGGATTTTCAACTAAAACAGCAAAACAATATTCAAAAAATATGAAAAAATTCAAAGAATTTGCAAAAGAATCAAAAATAGATATTAAAAGAACAAATAATAACACAATTAACACAAAAATTGACAAAACAAATCCACTATTTGAAAAAAAGTTTGTATTTACTGGAGGTAAAGTAACAGATTTAGAAGAATATATTATTAAAAATGGTGGAGAAATTTCTAACTCTGTAACATCAAAGACATTTGCAGTAATAACTAAAGATATCGAAACTGAATCAACAAAATCAAAGAAAGCTGAAGCTCTAGGTATTCCTGTATATTCGGTTGATGAATTCAGAAATTTATTTCTAAGTTAAAGTAAATGTTTATTACAATTATTTCAGTAATATTATTATTGTTTTTAGCAAGTTTTTTTGTAAGTGTCAAAATTTCGGGACCTGGGGCTTCAAATAGAAAACATGTAGAAAAATCAAATGAAAATGGCGAAATTCCACCACCATCTTCTGGATTAGCTAGATTCGAAGAAATGAGATTTGATTTTTTGAGATTTTCGGAATTTTTCTTTCTAAATAAAAGACCTTATGGCGTTAATAATCCAATTAATTCGCCTCAAGGATCCATCAATACCCAGGCCGGTGCTCATGAAATTGGAGTTTTTGATTCGGAAGATCCCGAAGCGTGTAAATTAGCTTGCGAAAACGATGAAGATTGTAATGCTTATTCACATGGAGACAATGCTGGAATTAATCAATGTAGCAAATTTGATGTTTATTCACCAAATGCGATAGAGTCAACTGGTGCCGATTCGATTGGGTATGTCTTTAGACCAAAGGATTCTTGGGCGGTTACTGATTTATCTAATTTGCCAAAAAACAAAAATTTCTTCAAAGATGTCGCAAATATAACATTATTATTAAAATCAAAAGTATCGGCATTGAACGTGAAATCCCAAATGATATTAAATACTGATAATGTAAAATACTGTTATGAGACGGAGCCCGTGTCAACGCCATCAGCTAATTATCTAGAAGCAAGGCAAATTGCAATTGACTCGGCAGAAAGGGCAATTGAATTTTTCTTATTCTCAAAAAATGTTCAATACCCAAAGAAAGTTGAATTGGCTTTGGCTTGCATTAACTTACTATTAAATGATTTAGATAATACACTTTTTGGAGGTAATTCTGAGAAACTAACAAAAAGACAAGAAATTATGTCAACAATCGCATTATCCGGTCTTGATGTTGCCAATGTCAAATATAGAGCTTTGTTAGATGCCATGCAAAAATACGATAATGATGAAAATGGATATTTAACTCGCGAGGAATATAAGAAAATGATTCAAGAAAATAATTCTTACATATTCTCTATTGACAATTCTGAATTAACAGAAAAAGAACTTTCTTCAAACAATGATGGATGTTTGAACAATGAAGATGTAGATTATTATGTTAATACATTTTTCAATGATTATGATCATGATAAAGATGGTAGGATATATCCGTTGGACTTACTAGAGGGCCTGGACAACCTATTAAATTTACTAACTCCACCTTCGAACTGTTTCATGTATTAGGATAAACTTTATGAAAATATTCTCTAGTCCAAATTGGAGTTCTTTTCTCAATATATTTTGGTAATTCATAATCAATGGAATTAGCAACTTCTTCAGGTAAATATACAGTTAAACCTACTTTTCCTTTTTGATTATTTGTTGAAACATAATTTTCACTTATTAGTTTATGCATTGGAATATCCCAATACCCAAATAGCTTACAAGACTTAATATGATTTATGGCTTTATCATAATCTTTTCCATTATATTTTATGTGATAAGTCTCTCTTTTGAAACTAACTTTACCCAAATCATCAACTTTACATAACAAATACACTCTTAATATATCAAAATCATTTTCATTATATGGTCCATGAGTGCACTTGCTTTGTAGATTCATACCATTAGTTTTTTGTAAGCCTACACAAAATCCAGTCATATTCTTTTTAACAAAACAAATTTTTTCTTGAATTCTTGAATTATTTAAATCAATATAATCTACACAAGAATTTTCAATTTCATTAAATCCTCTTGTTACAGATTCAATAGGTAGATTTTTATGAGCTTTATATAACCGATTTGCATAATCTTCTAGAAACGTATGAGTGTCTAATTGCAAATTATAATAATCAAGATTATGTGTTTCATATTTTTCCAAATAACTTGTTAAAAATGTTTCTAAATTGTTAATGTTTTCATTTTCATCATAACATAGCGCAGTTTTGAAATAAGGTTTTTGAGATTCAGCTAATTTAGGTGAATTTTTTAACAAATCTTTTCCATGAAAGAACCAAATCTTTAATGGTTGTAAACAAATACAAATCAAAAGAGAATTTGGATAATGGTTAATTTGACTAAATTGTGCTATAGGTGTTTTATGAGTATCATAAGCTACTTGCTTAGAACATGATTTAATTTGGATTCCATAATATAAATTATTTGTACAACTATTTTTCCTTTGAATGCCAATGTCATTATGAGCTCC